GTTTGAATCTGCTAGAACTTTTATGCTTAGTTCTCTTTCTGTATAACCTAAATTATCATGTAATCTTACAGTAAATGTTGATGTTGTTGTAGAGTTTTGACTAACAGGTGTACCAATTATAGTATTATCAGTAAGAGTTAATCCGGGAGGTAGGCTTCCTGCAACTACTTCTGACCACATATATTTAAATGCAGTTCCGCCTGCATTGTTAAATTGTTTAACATAAGTAGGATTATCGTCAATTAGTACACTAGTTGGAGTTGCATATTCTCCTTTGTTTGCACTTTGGTATACTCCACTTAATACTGCGCCTGATGCAAAGCATATTTCACCAGTTGGAGGATAAGCGGTAAGATTAGCTGATGCCCAGTCTTTCTTTTCGCCATTTCCGTTAAAGGCACCAGTATCTGTTGTTAATAACTTATAACTGCTAAACTTAGATAATAAAGAATCTGCTTGTGGAAGTTTTTCTAAATTTAAGAAAAATCCTGGCATATTATTGAGTATTGTAGTATATCGAATATTTTCTGGTGATGTTATATCTCTAGCATTATTCACACTAAACAATGATGCCGCTTTTTTATTAAAACCAGCAAGTGTATCATCCATATCAACATATACAGTAGTATCTGGACCCACGTTCTCTGCTATCCAGTCTGTGATATTATTTGTACTATTTCCTGTTGGGTCTAACGGCAACGGCAGTTTGATATTGCTAGTGCCACTGCTATCTAATGTTAATATTAATGCGCCATTTCCTACATTCCACATTTTAAATCCTTAGCTGGCAATAAGGCCTTCGTCAATGGTTACCTGCACTGGAGATGTTATAGTTCCCAAATCAACGTCTTGCCCTACTTGAAGTATGTATTCTAAAATACTTGTTACATTATTAGATATACCACCAAAATCTAATGACGCAATATCTGATAAAGACGAAACTACAACACCATTTATTGTTCCACAATTTTGAATATTATTATTTTGCATATTCAAAGTGCCACTTACAGCTGGTGACGACTCTCTTGATAATTGGCTATCTATTGTTACAGTTTTAGTTGCATTGCTAACAGATACTTGTGTTGCACTATTTGGTGCACCTTTAAATATAATAGGCTCTGCAATGTTGCTTGTAAGTGTATTTGTTTCATCTGTAAAAATTAGTTGTGCTTGAGTGCTTTTTAAAAATAATGTGTCACCGTCATCGCTGATTCTAAATGTTACCGAACCAGGAGCAGTCGGATCAGGTTGCATTGCTCTAAATTTAAGTTCACCGGCTACTGATTCTTTGAATACAGTAAATCCACCAATGCCTACATTTTTTGCTGTAGTATCTTGTAATTCTAATTCTGCAAAGTTTTGATTTACTTTTATAAATGCCTCACGTAAATCATCTCCAGTACCGTCGTTAGCAAGATTACCTACATTAATTGTTTGAATAGCCATGTTATTCTCCGTTTTTAATATTTATGATAAAACAAATATTGTTTAGGAGCCAAGATCAACCCAACCCGATGTACCACGTACTTGTAGTTGGTTGGTAGTTGTATTTAGAATTAATTCTCCAGGTCTTGGACTTGGTATAGCATTTCTTTGTGTAGTAGTGAAATAAGGCACTTGTAAGCCTCTTTCACCGTTTGCACATGGCATTTGTAACCAGCCGGCAGTAGACTGACCATCTGCATTTGCACTGTATACTTCCATGTAATCAGATGTTACATGAATATCTCCATTTAGTGGAGTTGAAGGTCTGGAACTACTTGGCATAACTCTTAGGTAATTATCTGCTGTGACCCTATTACTACCACCATTTGCTTTTAAATTAATATCAGCAGAACTTAATATTTCTGCTGTGTTTACACGAGTTGTACCAAAAACTTCGTCAGCACTTACATCGCCGTTTGTAAGTGTTAGATTACCACTCGTCATTGTTAAATTGCCGTTTGTAAGTGCTATGCCTCCGTTTGTAGACGACATACCAGACGCACCAAGATCTATTGAGGTAGCTTGTAGAGTACCGAATTCGCCGTTAGTACCAGTACCAGTGGCAATAACTTTACCAAATGATGCAGTTAGTGTACTCACAGCACCAGCAGTCAATATATCTGTTAAATCAACATTAACTAATACTTCTGCAAGTGTAGTATAATTTGTAGCTGAATTGTCAAAAGTAAGAACACCAGTAGTGCTATTATAAGCTATTGGTGCACCAGCACTTATTCCTGTCCTTGTAATATATCCTAAATTAGTTACGCTTGTTAGTGTAATAAAATTAGAATCATTTGTTAATTGGCTTGTACTTGTTGGTACTAATGCTGGAGTAAAAGTAAAAACACCTGTACCATTATTATATGACAATGATCCATTTCCACTTGCACCATTAGTAATTACACTAAATGCAGTTAAATCTACTCCACCACCGCCGCTGTTTGCTTTTGATTGCCAACTAAATCCGTCGTATTCAATAATGTCTCCTGAACTTGGACTTGCCGCAAAAACGTCACCTAAGTCGTTCAAATTAGTAACACCACCAATTACGGGTTTGTTTTGAATAAATGAAGGATCGCTTGGATTACTTTCATTCCAGTCACTTTTAACTTGAATTGTGCTTAATGCCGCTCCATTTACTGTATAAGTATTTGCATCTACTGTGCCACTAAAATCTGCATCCGCACCAAGTAAGGAACCAGATAAAGCCATTGTGTTGCCTACAAAGTTTCCACTTACTGTAATGTTTGTAGCACCTATAGATGCAGTTGTTAATCCTCCTGATAATGATAAGTTTGCAAGGTTAGCAACCCCTACACTAGTGAAGTCTAAACTGTCTCCTGATGGAAGTTCTTTGATATTGCTATCAGTACTATCTACTATTAACGGAAATCTATTTGCCATTTATATTGTCCTTCTGTATATTTATCCTATATTATAATGCCGCTATTCTTGCTTTAAAAGCCGCAAAGTCAGCACTTGCCGCAACTTCGGTTTTTAATGCTGTTAATGTAATTGTTTCTGCTTGTAATGCACTTGCCGCTAATGTTCCTTGTGCCGAAGTTGCCGCATCAGTTATTCCATAACCAGCTAGTGTAGTTGGCTTACTTGTAAGTGAAGCAAAGGTCTGTGCTGGAATAGTTAAGTTAGTAAGATTACTTCCGTTTAATGCTGGCAAGTTACCTGTTAATGCTCCTGCACTTATAGTTCCTGCTACACCATCAATTAACACTGTTGAATCATCTGCTACTACACTACCAGTTACATCGCCAACTACTTTACCTGTAATTGTTCCTGTTATATGATCAACAATAAGACTTGAATCTGCACCAATAACACTACCGATAATGCTTTGTTCAATAGTAACACCACCTTTATTATCTACACCAAGTTGTGTTTCAGCTACAACTACTCTATTATAAACTTCAGTAAAGTTTTCGTTTATCTTTATCATTGCACTACGTAGCGGATCACCTCCTCCGCTATTTGCTGTGGTACCTACGTTTATAGTTTGCTTGGCCATTATACTCTCCCTACCACTATTTCTACTGTTCCGTGTGCATCACCATCTTTCTCACTTACAGCTTTTCCTAACACTTGACCAATTCCTGGTGAATTGTTTACAATAGCATATCCTGGCACTGCACTTGTTACTAACATATCACCTTTCCTAACAATTCCTATAACTTTACAAGGAACTCTTCCTTGTAGTGCTAGTCCTATAACATGATCACCTTCTAATGCACTATTCATCAAATGCGCCGGATTGGTTGTAACTACACCTGCAACTCTATGATCGCCTTTTCTATTACACTCAGTAATTTCAGCTTCTCCGCCAAATACTAAAACAGTACCTGATTCATAATGCTTATCACCTAAATAGTTTTCCGCCAAATCAGCGTAAAGTGCTTCTGTTGCTTGTCCATTAAATACAGTAGCCCATACTGTGTTATACCTATTACCTGATCCACCAATAACTTGTCCGTTGTCTGCACCACTGTTAGCACCACCAACAATATTTCCTGTGTGACTTATTCCAGCAAATCCTGTTATATCACCACTTGAAAAACTTATACCAGTCATGCCAGCTAAGGATGTACTGGTAGCTCCTAATGATACAGTGGTAGAACCAATTGTAAGAGAACTATTTGCAAGTTCACTATTACCAATTTCGCCTGTGTTAAATGTAACACTTTTGCCTGAAAAGTCTAGGGTGTTAGCAATTTCTGCACCAGATATGCCACCAGCTTTGATTCCTACCCATCCATCTTGGATTTCAAAATTTGCACTATCAAAACTTGCTAATCCACTTGATCCTTGTTTTGCCGCCGCATTTCCTGTTGGTGCTTGTAAAGTAGTTGTTGCTAGGTTCATAAGCAGTTTACTTTGTGCAATATCAGCAGTTGCGTTAATATCGCCATCAACGATAACACCTGTGCCTATCGATGTTGTAAGCTGACCTGTTCCTGTTCTAGTAAATAAAACATCACCTATTACATCGTGATTTTCACTTTGTTGAGCTGTACCAGTAAATGCAAGTAACTGTCCTGCAAGTACGCCACCAACGCCCGAAATAGTTACATCACCTATATCATTTAGTTCATCTGTTTTACTATCTACATAAGTTTTATTTGCACCGTCGCTACCTGTGATAGGATTAGCTAAGTTTGTTAACCTATTACTTCCCATGTTTAGAGTATCTGCCATAGGCGTTTCTGTAAATCCAGCACCACCTAACGATAGAAAGCCTGGTCCTATTTTAGGTGCAACAGTTGCACCATCTCTATCTAGTCCTAGTCTTTGGTTAATATATCCTTCTACGGCTGTCTGTGTTGGTACTGCATCTCCTTTTGCATCTGTAAATGTATCATCATTGCTGAACTCATTTACACGTACACCACGTTTAAATCCAATACCGTCAATGTTTGTAAGTACAAGTGCCGCATTGAATGTAACACTACCAGTACCTTGATCAACTGTAAAGAATCTACCTACCCTAAAGAAACCATCTTGATCTGTAAGTACAGCAAACACACGGCCTTTATTACGTTCTTG